TAATGGCAGTAGTAAACCAATATAAATTTGCAGGCATAGATAATAGTACAAGTGGTAGCGCTCTTACACCATTAGGTGCTAGTGTTCCTGCAGTTAATGAAACTATTGTTATCAAATCTATTTTAGTTACATCAGCTGGTACACCTAGTGTAACTATTTTAAATAATAGTATTACAGCGATTAAATCAGCAGCTTTAACAGCTAATGAAACTAAAGAATTATTAACACAGCCGCTAATAGTAGAAGGTGGTAAAACCTTTACAATACAGTCAAGCACAACAGACTCGTTTGACGTGGCTATTAGCTATCTAAACATTAAGAAAGAGGTAACAACATAATGCTAGAATTAACACCGGATAAGATAATAACAACAATTAAGAACAAAAAAACAGGTGAAGTATATGAGACTGAGGAAGCTCTAAAAGCTGCTAATATACCTGATGAAGATGTGCAGAGGGATGTAACAGTTATCATGCCACCTCTTGATTTGTTCGCAAAAACAAAGTAAACTGACAAAACCATGGCAATAACAGATATATCAATTTCAGAAGAACTAGAGACTAACGCACCATCTATTAAGTATAGAGGAAACGAAGGTCCTAAATCTCCACAAGAAATTGAGCAAATGATGATGGCTCAATTAGAAGAAGAGTATAAAAAGTATGTTAATGAAATGATAGAGATGGAGCGAGAAGAGTCTATTATATCTATTGAACAATTTATTCAACAAGCTATCGCCGAAGGACAAATGTCAGGTGGTCAACCAATACCAAACGATCCAACAAAACCAGTTAATCCTTGGACACCAAAACCCCAAGGACCAGTTTTACCTAACAGACAGATGGCAGCGTATGGTGGTATCATGGGTCTAGATGGAAGAAGACGTTATGGTATTGGAAGTTGGTTAAAGAAAAAAGTTAGAAATATTATACCAAATGAAGTAGCAGAAATTGCAGTTAAAGCTGCACCATTTATTGCACCATTCAATCCACTAGCAGCAGGTTTAATGTCAGGTATTGGTGGCTTTGATCAACATGGAAGTATAAGCAAAGGTCTTAAATCAGGATTAATGAATTATGGTTTAGGTAATGTAGCTAGAATGGCAGGTGGAGCAGGTTTTCAAAAAGGATTTACTAATCCTAACGCTGCAGCTAATGCAGGTTTTAGGGATAAATATTTAAGCTCACCTTATGTACAAGGTGAAGATATATTTTCTAAAACAAAAGAAAGATTTTTTCCTGGAAAAGATGAGGTAGTTGATGAAACATTAAAAATGAGCACTGATTTTAGTAAAGAAAACTTAAACCCAGCTGATACTGCAAAATTTATAAAAGCAAATAGATCAAAAGAATTAAATCTTTTAGAGAGAGCTATAAATTATGCTAAAGAACATCCTTGGATAACAGCAGGTGTAGTTGGTGGTGGAATGAAACTTTTATCGGATATGACTCCAGAGGAAA